ATAAAAGCATCTCAGGCAAAAGGCAGAGAGGTAAAAATACAAGTCCATCATAAAAAAGGGATAGATATTTGGGATGAGCTAATCGCAATGATTGAAGATAAATTATTATGCATTGGTAAAGAAGAAAATCTAGAGCCATTATGTAAAAAATGTCACAATGAACAACACTATTAAATACGACATTAATCAGCCATGGAAAAGTCTAGATAAATGGCAAGAAGAGTATATCTTTTCTAAAAATGTAAACCAAGATAATTTCCTCTTAACTGGTCGTCAATGTGGAAAAACAACAGCTATGAGTATGAGAGCTGTTGAGTTATGTGTAAATCATCTGAAAGAGGGGGAGATGGTTTTAATTAATTCTATCACAGAAAAACAAGCTTTTCATATGTTGAATAAAGCGAAAATCTATGCAGAAGCAAAATACTACGGAGAAATTAAAAGAGACAAAGAAAATAAACCAACAATGCACAGAATAATGTTTAAAAAGGGAACTGGGATACTTTGTTATGCGGCGGGAGATACAGGAGAAGGGCAGAGAGGGCTTACAATAAAAAAACTTCTAATTGATGAAGGCTCTAGAATGTCTGAAGAATATTTTATCGCAGTTATGCCAATGCTTTCAGTAACAAACGGAAGCATGGACATTGCAAGCACACCATTCGGAAAAAAACACAGAGACGGAACCCCTAAATTCTTTTACAAATGCTCACTAAATCCAAAATTCAAAAAATACTATATCAGCTCAGAGGATTGCCCTAGACATTCAAAAGAATTTTTAGAAGAGCAAAAATCAAGAATGTCAAGACTAGCTTATGCACAAGAATATCTTGCAAAATTCACAGATCAACTAAAAAGAATTTTCAGCGACGAACTAATTAAAAAAACATGTGTTCTATTCAAAAATGATGTTTTTGTGAGAAGAGAGGCAAAAAAATATCTAGGAGTAGATGTTGCAGGTTTTGGAAAAGATGACTGCACTTATGAAGGATTGCAAAAAATTTCAGATAAAAGAATTGAACAAATTGATCACATAATTGAAAATAGGAATTACACAACTGACACAACAAAAAGAATAATAAAACTAGATTCACAAAGAAATTATAAAAAAATAGGGATAGATGATGGAGGAATGGGTTTTGGAGTATTTTCAGAATTAATGAACAATGACAAAACAAAAAGAAGAACAATAGCTTTAAACAATTCTTCAAGAAAGCTAAACAGCGACGACACAAAACATAGAAAATTACTAAAAGAAGAAATGTATTTAAAATTATTAGTAAACATGGAGCAAGGAATTATCAAACTTTTCAACGACGACGAGATTATAAAAAGTCTAGAAGGAGCACAATACGACGAGAACGGCAGAATTTTTGGAAGCTATTCTCACATAGTAGAAGGAATTATCAGAGCGAATTGGCTAGCAAGTGAAAGCAAAGATTTAAATATTTTCTGTCGTTCGTTCTAACATGGCATTCACAGGAACGATTGTGACCGTTGCAGAGATGCAATTCTATGCAGGGGAGAATGTAGATGCAACTGGAGATGTAGAAGATAACCATAATCAGGCGGCAGGAGAAGCAGAAGCCTATTTATCGGCATTAGTAAAATATGACATTGTAACTAATTGGAGCTTGTTAGACACAGGATTAAGGAAGCTGTTCTCAGAATGGGCGGCGAGATATGGAGCAAACGGACTAATCGCCTATAACATGGAAGGATATACAACAAGAGCAGAGGCAGAAGATATGATAAATATAAATTGGGCTAGAATGGAAAAGATTGAGGAGATTTTAAAAAACATCTCTGTTCAAGATTTTATGAGTGTTTAATGGCAATCAAAGACAATATTGTAGGATATTGGAAACTAGACGAATCAAGCGGAGATGCATCAGACGAATCAGGCAACGGATACGATCTAACAGGCTCGGGAAGTGTAACACAAGGAGCAACAGGGAAAATAGGCAATGCTTATGATTTTGCAGGCGGATATTATTCAGACACTTTAAGCGGTCTTTCAGGCTCAGATATTTCTATTTCTTTCTGGGCGAAAGCAGACGATACGAGCACCGATTACGGATTAATAAGACTAGGCAGTCAAAATAGCACAGGGAATAGAATAATATTGCAATATCTATCAACAGGAGCTTTCAGGTTTGGGCAGTATGGTAATGCTTTAGACACCGACACATCTGTAACCTCAACAGATTGGCAAATGTGGACAATAACATTCAATTATGACACAAAGATGAGAAGAATCTTTTTGAATGGAGAAGAAATTGCAAGAGATCTTTCCAATCAAGTATACTCAGGAAACGAGATTTTTTACATTGGCAAAGATGATGTTCAGACAAATTTTGCAGGCAAGCTAGATGAAGTCGCAATCTGGAACAGAGAGCTAGGTTATGATGAAATCCTAAGCCTATACAATGAAGGCGAGGGAAAAACATGGGAAAATATTGATAAAACGCCGCAACCAGCCTCAGCAGGAAAGCTAAACTTAGGAAGCTTTAAAGGAGTGCCATCACTATTCAGCAGAACAAGAACAACAGGCGAGGGAGAGAGCAAGGTAAAAAAAGGCTTTGATAAATCAGAGATAAACTTTGTTCCTGTGGAAAATCAAGCTGTGCAAAAAGAAGATACTGAAAGGCAACTCTTAACAGGAAACCCTGTAAAACTCTCAAACATGAGCATAAATGTAGAGCCTGACACCACAACAACCTATTTAGTAATTTTCACATGTGAACTCTCTTATGATTCAGAGACAGAAATGAAAGACCATTCAGTAATAAGAATAAGAAAAGATACAGGAGCAAGCGAGACAACAATTGATAAAAAAAGAATATGCTGGGAAATAAGAGACGGAAATGCAAATCTCTGTGGAACATCAGATTTAACAGAAGAACTAACTCAAAGTCTCTCACTCTTTGCAATTACATCAGTAAGACCAGGAGAAGTAGAATTTTATGCAGATGCTTTCAATGAGGGCTTAAATAGTGGAGCAATAAAATCAAAAAAGCTAATAGTAATAAGGTTAAGCTAGAAACAAAACATTAATAAACATCAAATCACATAAATAAACATGGCAACAGAAAGAACAGGACAAACAACAAATTTCTCAAATCAAAAACTATCAAAGACAAATCTAGATCTATACCAAGTAGAAGCAAGAGACACAGACACAATCGCAGGGGGTGGAAGATACATCCCAAATTGGAAAAAATGGCACGGATATTATAGGGCAATCCCAGAATATAGAGCAGTCATTAATAAGATGGCATCATGGACATTTGGAAGAGGGATTAAAGCAAGCAAAAAAGAAATGAATAAATTAAAAAGATTCGTCGGAATTGGCAAAGATGTGCCAAGAAGCATTTTAAAAAACCAATGGAAAACAGCTTTAATCTGTGGAGATAGTTTTGGAGAAATAACAAAAGATACAGCAGGAAGAAAAACAAACCTAAAACCTCTAAATCCTGGAACAACTGCAATCGTATACGATGAATACGGCATAATAACCAGTTATGAACAATGGGATCAGGACAAAAAAATAAATTCATGGGAACCAGATGAAATTTTCCATCTATCTTATGAGAGGATTGCTGACGAAGTCCACGGCATTCCATTCGCAGAAGCCATTGAGGAGTTAATGCTAGCAAGAAATGAAGCACTAGAAGATTTAAGAATACTTTATCACAGAAACATAAAACCGATCAACTGGATTGAAGTAGAAACAGACGACACTACAAAGCTTAACAATATTGAAAAATCTGTCAATAAAGCATATAGAAAAACTGAAAACATTATCATCCCAAAAGGAGTTGTAAGCGAAATAAAAAGCCAAAAAACAGGGCAATTCGCAACACTAGACAGCATACCATATATAAAACTTCTTATCCGACAATTCGTAACAGCTTGCGGAATCCCAGAGGTAATAATGGGCTGGGGGGGAGATACAACAGAGGCAAGCTCAAAAGTTATCTATCTAGCATTTCAGCAAGAAATAGAGGACATTCAAAAATACATAGAAGAACAGATAAAAACACAACTAGGGATAAAAATAGAGCTAGAATTTCCAGCAAG